CCCATTCTGCGTAAGTCAGCTTTGCTACATCGAGGTCAACGGTACCGCCTGCGCTAGAGTATTGCCAAATGGTCCAGTCATTCCATGCGCCAGTGTTATAGATCATGGCAGGCAATTCCCATGAGAAGCGGTTGTCTGGGTAACCGGCTATCCAAAGGCGTGACACGTCAGCGCAAGACGCTACCTGCGAGCGTCCAGCAGGATACGTGTACACAACAGGGTAAATGCCTGTTTTTGCGTAGACACGGTCAACAAATTGCCTTGCCCATACCGTTGAGCCCCATGCGTCATTGTCACCGTTCTCCCAATCCAGGCACAAGAGAGCCTTGCCAATGTAGTCAGACACACACGCAACAAATGTGTCAGCTTCTGCGACAGGTGAGCCACCCTCAGCGTAATGGTACACGCCAATCAGCTTGCCATCTGCAAGTGCACGCTGAAGTTGAGCCGTCATGTAACGGTTCATTGGCTGCGTGCCCTGTGTAGCCTTAGCGATGACAAAGTCAGAACCACTGTAAGCAGTCTCGACATTTGGGTGCGAATAGCTCGCACCCAATGCCTGATAACCTGATACGTCAATGCCCCTAAGCATTGTTTACCTCTTCTTTTGGCTCTTCTTTTGGCTCTTCTGCCGGCTTTGTGTTAATTGGTTCAGCGTTGCCTGTCATGTAACTTGCAGGACGCTCAGAAGGCTGTACGTAAGTCATCGCACGTTCAGAATCGCCAATACCTTTTGTTGTTGGGTCAATGGTCACGCCAATAGCACCCAAGACGGCAACCACAACAGTGCCAATCAGATATGGGTTACTGACAAACTTAATAAACACTTCAGCTAGGCTTCCCCACGTGGTGAGGTCCGAGTAAGCCAGTCCAAGGTAAGCCAGGACAGGGCTCATTACAATGCCAGCCATGCCCAGCCACCACGCAGGGTTGTGAAGACGTACTTTCCAGTTAATCATTTGTTACTCCTTTACTTCTCAAGCTTTGTGATGCGTGAGTCTAGGTTTTTGACATCTGTCTTGACCTCTGCGAGGTCTGTTGCTGCTTTTTTTGAAACCTCATCTGCCCTTCTCGCTACAATACCGACCACAGAAAGCTCAGCTGTATGCTGTGTGAGTGTTGCAGTCAAGTCCGAAAGTGATTGCTGGTACTTGCCAAGCTGCTCATTCATGACTTGCTGTCGTGTCTCTAAGCGGGTAAGGGTGTTAGTGATAGTGCTCTTCCAGGCGTCTTCTTTTTCCTTATCTTCTCGACTGGCACGCTGCCAATTCGAGATAGCAACAAGACCGCCAAGAAATGCGCCGGCAATGGAGACGAAGAAGGAAACCATTTCAGCCGTGATATTCATAACCGCCTCCTTAATGCCTCACTGTATAAGTAAGAGATCCCTGTCGCCAGGCGTCGGAAACAGTACCGCCCATGTCTTGCAGGTAGACGTTTCCATCTGGACGAGCAGAAATGGCCGTAATCACATCAGCGTGACCGGGGCAGAAACCTGAGTTATACACAATAGATTCTGTACTGTCAGAAATTGAACCGTACTTTTCATGATCTACTAGAGGTGGTCTCGCTCCTTCAGGAATGGTGAAGGGACATCTAACCGCATCATAAGCGATGTTATTAGCAAGCCAGCCTCTTACCTTGATAGTTACAGAATCACCTGTGCGGTATATGTGCCAGTAATTCTTATAACTTCCCTGATCTTGCAAAATCACCGTCTCAAAATCGCCGTTATCATCTTGATAGAGCGTATTCGCAAACATAAAAAGCTGCTCTGGCTTAGACGCAACAACGCCATTAAGCTTTACACGATAGAGTGGGAAGTAGTCTTGAGTGTCACCATTTAAGACGTTACCTGCTGGTACTAATGGGTCCTCAGCTTTACCAGATGTCGGTACACCACGTAGAACCTCAAGCTTTGCCGACTCAATTCCCTGCGCGTTACGCTCATATTTAAGGCAGATAAAGTCGTTACGATTCTGTCCTTGAGTTCCAGAAGTGATTGTGACCTGCTCTGGTGCGGTTACACTCACTTGTCTACCATGCAGAGAGGCGTCACCGGTTGCAATAGTGACTCGATTGGCACTCTCTTGTGTGGCTGCTAGACGCTTACCAACCGCGAGAACGACGCTCTTTTCGCCAAAAATGCCAGCGTGTAAACGTCCTTTATCCGCGCCGGTAATGTGAGGTGCTTGACCCTGTCCATCGACACATGTGACTGCCATATTAGTTCACCTTGCTTTCAAACTCTTTGAATGAAGCATCATGTTTTGCAAGAAGCTCAAGATATGCTTTGTAGCAACTCTCGCAATAAGTGCGATTCTCCTCTCCTCGCTGTGACTGACGCTTAATGTCATGCCATTGAGCGAGCGAGTATGTATTGCTTGGAGTAACAAACTCAGACTTACCGCATCTGTCACAGGTATATCTGGAGCCTTGTTCTTTAGCCATTACGCCGTCCTTTCCCACTTAAAACCGTCAAGTGACGGCAGGCGTTTCCATGTACCGCCGAGGCTCGATGGATTAAATGATTTAGTTGTTTCATAGATTGAACCGATTGGATGAGCAGCCAGGAAGCCTCCGCCTTGGTTTGCTCCCCCACTAATTTGCAGGGTCACCATTGATTGAGCGATTGAAGTGATACGTCCGAATTCATCAACAGTAAGACGCGGAATTGCAAAATTGGCATTATTCCCAGCCACAATTGATTCTGAAAGGCCATATGAACCAGCCTCTGCGCCAGAACTTTGAAGACTTAAGGTGACGTTGGAACCCGTCTGGGAAACTGCAAGCGGACCAGTTGAGGATACATTCTTGACGCTTGAGTTTGCTGAAACTAACGCGTTATTACCAATGTCTTTTGCTTCATGTGCCTGACCCTGAGCGGCAACTGCAGCCGACTGTGCGGCAGCAATATGAGTCTCAATATCAGCAACCTTCTCATCAGACATAACCGCTGAGATGCGATTGCCAACAATACGAATGCCAGTGCCAGCTACATATGTAGTTCCAGCACCCTGAGACGCTCCAGAAGACTCAAATGAAACTCCATGTGAGCCGCGAGTCTGATTTGGTGAAGTCACTTCATAACTTACACTCATTACCCCACTCGCGACTTTTACTATCTTCTTGCCAATAGTCGCTTGAGTTCGTCTTCCTGTGTCTTGATTTTCAGCTACGACAACATCGTCAATATAAAGATTTAAGCCGTCATGGACTGTAACATCTACAGAAGACTGAGCTTGAAGCTCTTTGAGCTTCTTTGTTCCCTCTTTTTCAAGCTCTGCATCCTCAATATTGTTGTAGTCATAGAGCATTGATACTTCGTCTTGGCCAAACAAACTTTGCGTCTTTGAAATGCGTCCTGCACGGTCTGCATAGAGGTGAATAACCGTACGACTTGCAAGCTCACCTTTGCCAGCGCAAATTAAGTGATTTACAGGATGATATGACGTCTTAGATTTGTAATCCAGGGCATCAGAATCAAGCCTGTTATCCGTAAGAGGCTCTAACCAAATAAGTGTTTTACCGTCAGTACGTTGAATTCTAAGTCGTGAGCCCGCAGCGTTTGCAATGTGCCTTAATGCTGTGTAAGCATCGCAAAAACGAGGTAGCTGACACTTAATAATCGTCTCAGACTGTCCTGTCTTAGCCTCAAATACTGTTGCAAGATCTGCTGCAGTAACAATGCTCTCGATAGCCGTTTGAGCCTTGTCTGAGATATTGATGTAATCAGTACTCGGGACCAAAATTTTTGAAGCGAGCATACCGTGCCAGGTACGCCCGCTCCATGTAGTCGTAGACACACCGCCGTCAAGTGAGTCTGAAGCAGTGTCTATAATGCCTCCATATTCAGTGCCGTCGATAGATACCAGATATCCATCTTTGACTGGAATCGACGGGGCAAATACTTCAAAAGAATTTCCCGTATCTCCAAAAGAAAGGTCGAGCACATAGTCCTCTGTGCCTGCAATATCTTCACCATCAGCCTTTGACACCGTTAAGATGTCCATGGAAGACCTCCTCTTGTTTCCCACCACTCAACATCAAAGCCAAATGTGCCGTCCCACGAGACATTCTGAAAGCCTTGTTTCAGCGGTTCAAAGCAATAATTCCCGCTGCCCTTTCCACTGCCTCGACTACCAACATCGAAGCGGTCAGACACGTCTCCAAGTTCAGTAACAAGCGTGATTGTCTTACGAGTGCGGGTACCATCTACAACAAGACGGCCTCCACTTGGGACCGTCAGTAAAAATGAGTAAGTGTTATCACCAATCACGATTCGTGGCTGGAGGGCCGTTCCGTAAATGGTGAACTTTACTGGACATTCTGATGACGAATGAATTTCAAGCTGCTTTGGTGGTCTCGTAATACCAAGGTTGTATGGAGCGTTGGTAGGTAAATTAAGCCAATCACTCTGTGCGTCATCGTGAGTCACGCTGAAGCTTTTACTGTGGCTTTTGTGCCATGACCCCTCTAGCAAAATAACTGTAAGAGCAACTGTAGCCTGATCATGAAAGACCGATTGGACCTCGCTTTTAGACACATACACATCTTGTGACCACTCATTGTTATAGACGAGCGCTCCTGGCTTTTGATTATTGAAGTCAAATTCAAATTCTTCAGCCATTGATTCTGCTAATTCAGAACCCTCAATGAAGAGATCTAACGTGACTTCTTGAGCATTAGACGAAATGCCAGAGATAGAACGCGCTCCTAGCGTGTATCCAGGCTTGTAACCTCTAAGAGATGTGCCAGTACCAATTGAGGCTTCTGGCACATCAAGCTCAAAGCTACTACCGCGGGAAGAAACGTATTTGAGCTTACGCATTCGTCTTCACCGCCTTCTGAACCGCTCGAGCAAAATCACGGTCTCCAATATTGTTAGAGTTCTCATCAATAACCTGTCCGAGCTCACCGTTACGCATGAAGTCATAGATATCTGCAAGCGTGGTTGCATTTGCGCGTTGCTGTCTTGAATCAAGCTCAAAAGCGGCACGATAAATACCGTTTGCATTAGCGTCAGCAACTGCTGAGAAGCTCAGAGGACGCGCATTACTAAAGACATCATGTACACTTGACAGAGCACTCATTGCTTCTGTTTCAGCAAGTGCGGAACTTCCCTTAATCCCCCTTGCAAAGTCTCTCATGAGAGCACGGCCAGAATACGTCGTGTAGCCATGACCTGAGAATGGTCCTTTCTTTGCAGGTGAGAATGGGAATAGCTTACGCACCGCACCGAGAGCGTCTGATGCTGCGCTTGTTACTGCATTTACAGCATTTCTGATGCCTTTGGCGAAGCCATCTAAGAGCGCTTTACCAGAATTAACAAGCCAATCGCCCGCATTTGAAAAGAAACTTTTAATCTTATCTGGAATGCTTTTCACAAAATCAACTGCTGCATTTAGGCCATCTGTAACCCCACGGAGAAATCCGTCGGCGGCCTCTGATGCTTTGGCCGCCATGTCGACTGCCCAGAGAGCGATATTTGCCAAAAGCGTTGCAAGGGCAGTTTGGACTTGTTCTGGAATCGTCGATACAAATAAGACGAACTGGGCAAATGCGCTTGGTAGGTCAACAGTAAAGAAGTTAACGACGTTCTGGACAAACTCAGTGCCAATCTGTACCGCCAACTGAGCGAGTTGAGCGCCTAACCCAAACAGAAATACAACTGCAAAAGTAAGCGCATAAAGGACCATTGTTGGTAGCTCTTGGATGAATTGTCCTACCGCTGCGGGAATCCCCTGAACAAATTGGACGAATTGAGTGAAAGCTGTTGGCAATGTTGTTGTAAAGAAACCAACTATGGAATCTACTGCACCACTAATGGCTGAGCAAATAGAATCCCAAATACCAATTACAGCATTTCTAAAATCTTCATTAGTGTTCCAGAGCCATGTAAAGACAGCTCCAAGAGCAACCACCGCAACTGCAATCCAACCGATAACAGGGATAGATCCTACGAGTGCCAAAAGGCTCGTTCCAACGCCACTAATTGCCGTTGAAATCGTTCCAAAGACACTCGCGAGCGCTCCACCCTCACCAACAAGCTCTCCAAAAACAGAAAGCGTTGATAGAACGCCCTCTCCACCTTTGATAGCGTCAAAAGCCAAAGAAGCGGCGCTTTTTAGAAGTCCGAAGTCGTCAGCTATCGAGCGCACAGCCTTAATAGTCTCGTATGCAATCAGAGCGGTCGCTACAGCGACAATGACGGGCGCAACAACTGTGAGGTTGTCTCTCAAGCCTTGGACAGCGTCACGAGCAAGCTCTATGGCAGATTTAACACCATCAACGGCAGATTTAAGCAAATCTGCTGCACTGCGGGAAGCATCTTCTGAGCTATCGAGACCAGTAAACGTTGTTATAAGGTCACCAATAAGCCCTATAGTGCCATCAAATACGTCTTTTAGCGCATTTAAAGCGTCACCAAATGATGTGATTGCTCCGTTATTTTGAAGCTGATCCATGAAGGAACCAACAGTGGAAATAACAGGGTCAAGATACGTGATAACTGTGTCGGCTATACCAGAAAAGCTGCTAGAGAAATCGTTGATTGCACCTGCAATATTAGCTTGGCCAATATGATCAATAATCTTAGCAACAGCCTTATTAATGCGGTTTTGAACATTGGTCCATGCGGTACCAATTGACTCCGTTGAGATACGTGCCTGCTCTGCAAATGAAGCATAGCCAGGAAGACCTTCATTATTGAGGCTTACAATTGCGTTGTTGAATTGGTCAAATGTAATTGCGCCGCTTTGCATGGCCTTATAAAGGTCTGCTTGGTTTGCATTAGCTCCGAGTAGGGCTTTAGCAATCTGGTTCAGCTGTCCTGGCATAGCTTGAGCAAGAATCTTCCATGACTGCATATCAACTCTGCCAGTTGAAAGCATCTGTGAATACTGCTCAAAAGCAGAATTCATTATCTCTTGACTCTTGCCGCCTGCCAAAAGTGCGTTATTAAATGCCAGGGCAACATCTGTTGCTGTGGCAAGTGAGCCAGACACAGGCGCAATCTTCTGCACTGAGCCAACAATAGCGTCAAGCGATGTCGGAAGACCATCGATACCAGCTGAAAGCCGTTCAATAGTCGCACGCGCGTCGTCTGCAGAATATCCAACAGACTGCATAATCTTAGGGAAGTTTGCAATCGTATCGACACGGTTGACAGCAGAGGCAATTGAGCCAGAAATAGCATCTAAGGCGCGAGATGTAACGCTCGACACAATTCCCATAATTGCACCGGTTGCGCCGCCAAAGCCGCTTGCATAGTTTTGAGCAGCCTGTCGTCCAGCATTCGTATGGACAGACACTGCCGATTTATATCCACTTCCCAGTGCTCGCTTAACATTAGCACCAAGATTGTCAAATTTAGGAGTAAGAAGGACGGAGCCTCTTACTACTGTTCCAGCCACTATTCACCTCCTAGCGTTCTCTAAAAAGAAGCTCCTCAACGCGGTCCTGTGAAACGTTAAGAAGCTTCTTTTTACTTTGTTCTTGTTTCAGTTCTGGACGCTTGACCGCGTCAGGCTTTCTGCCTTTACCTCCGGCTTGTTCATATCGAAGATACGAAAGGTTGTCGACCGCTAGTGCAAGCAAATAGTCACTATTGGACCAATCATTTCTTGGGTCAACAGAGCATACTGTTCTAGAACCATGAGGGAGGTTTATCATCAAATAAAACAGACGCTCAAACTCACAAGAGTCAATGAGCGTCTGTAGCTTTACTTGGTAATACTGCTGAAAGTCTGCTTCCAGCTTGCCCCTTTTAGTGTCATCACACAGAATTGGAGCAAGCGGAATTAGTTTTTTGCGTCAAGTTTTTCCAGAAGAGCGGACTCAATGCGCATGATTTCTTCAGCGTCGTCATATCCGAGTTTAGCAGTTACGACTTCCACAACATGATTGTCAACATTGCCGCTAAAGACAAAGTCGTAGAGAGCAAGTACAGGAGAAAGTGCTTCTGGGCTATTTTGCTCAGCATCGCTAACACGAGCCATGCGACGCATAAACTCACGAGACTTAATTCTGCGCATGTCAACGACATACTCTTCACCCTCGAATTCAATTATGCGCTCATATGGAGCGTGCTTTGGCTTATCCTGTACGAAGTCAAGATAATCATGCTCCAACTTTGCACGTGAATTTTCTTTCTCCGCTGCGAGCTCTCGAAGCTGCTCCGCTGACATGTTGGAAATATCCATATTGAGTCCTCTCAAAACTTAATTAATGTACAACGCCAGGAGTCGCGCTCGCTTTTGTGGTGTCGTAGAAGACATCACGGTACGTATCACCGTCAAAGACCTCGGCTGGCATACACTTAATGGTTGGGGTATAGCCAAGGAAGTCAGAGCTGTTCTGCTTTACGGTATCGCGCTCAAAAATACGTCCAATAGGGATAATTGAACGCTTGACTGTAGTCTCATTAATGACAGCGTCAAAAATGTAGATACGAGGAGCAGTAAAGCGTGGATTGTGTCGAACAGTAATAGAGCCGTCTGTCTCAACCTTGACGTTATCGTCTCCATAAATGACCTTCAAAATAGTCTCAGCGGACTCAAGGAATGTCACCTTTGCAGACTCTGAGTACTTAGAAATTGAGGAACTAATAGCGTTTCCTCCCCAGTCGTTCTTATCCTCTGCAGAGAGATCAACAGAAAACTCAACGCCATCCTCAGAGATATATCCAAGTGACTTAATCTTGCCGGGGTTTGCAGTCATCAGATCCTTGATGGTCTTCTTAACATCAAGAAGCGTCTTAATGTCAACGCTTGGGTCAACGACTGCGGCATATCCGCCAGGACGGCCCTTTGCTGCTCCGACGTAATTTGCATTGTAAATAGCATCAGCCATGATTACTCCTTACAGACGTGTAGTGATATACACATCTAATTGATATCGATATTTCTTTGAATCCGGGTCTGGGAAGTCGTAAATACTTTGAACTTCAACCTTGATGACCTTATCAAGCTCTTGCCAGCACTCCAGCAAAAGAAGCCTTATTGCCAAGGCTAGCTTATATGCGGCGGCATCCGTGGTACTCCAAGCCTGCACTGCAAGATTAGCCGTATCCCAGCCAATCGTAGAGCTTCCCCCGGTTCGCGTAACGGTAATAAACTCTTTTGGTTCGCGGGCGGGAACTCGTGTTGAAGCAGGAATATTGAGCTTTTGACTCATATACTTAGTAAGGTCTGAAAGAATGTCATAGCTCATCCTCTACATCCCTTCTTAAGAATATTGAGCTTTGCGTTAGCACGTCCAGCCCATATACCGTTCTCTGCTCCAGAGCAGTACACAAGGCCAGCTGCAGTGTACTCACGATTAACCCATTTGGCGTCAAATCGAGCACCATGTTTGATGTATTTTTCTGGCAGTAAAGAATTGCATTTTGCTGCACAAATCTGAGCCGCCTCGCGGCACATATCAGCTACAGGAGCGGTATGAAGCACCTCACGAATACCAACCAAATCAGGTTTAAGCCCTGTGACGACAAAATCATTACCCATCTACAACCACCGCCTCAACTTCCCTGTCCCAGTCGAGCGGAGTTAGACTGTCGAGATAGGGTTGCGGGTCACCAACGACCGCAAACCTCATGCCATCAAACTCAATAAAAGTTCCCTTTAGGCTTCGCTTATAAGTCTTTGGAAAGTGAAACACCATGTCTATGCGGTCACCATTTGGACGCGTTGCAGACAAATCAGATGTCGCAACCGGAGCTGGTAAGACATTGTCAACAAGCTCATAAGACTCTACTCCAGAGGTCTCATTGCCATGATCGTCTAAGACAGTGGTCACTCTAACCACTTCTACCTGAACACCTCTAATGGCTGCCATCATTCACCTCATGGTCTTGCTTACACATCGGCTGAATTGAGCCAATTCTGATACCACTCAAGCCGAGTCGAGTGCGCTCAGAGCGCGTTACATACAAATCAGCTGTTGGGTTTGCGAAAGTCAATGTCGACTCATAAGGACCAGCATGCTGACTGTACTGAGAAGCACCCTCAAAACCAGCAGGAACATTCACAGCACGAGCAACAATCGCGCAAGTAACGGCGCAAGCATTCTCATCAAATCGAAGGTTTAAGCCTTCTTTGTAAGCCATTTGATGATATGCAATGAAATTTGAGCGCAAGAGGGCTGAGGCATCTTGCAAAAGCACCTCAACCCTCTCTGGAGCACCAGACCCATAACGTCTCTCATAGTCGGCCTTTGTGGCAAAGCTTCTTGTCTCTGCCATATAAGCCTCCTATTAAGCAGCGGTACCGTTTGCAAGGCGGACAAACTGTGCCTTATCACGTGCGACAAAGCCGAACATAAAGGTGCACTTAAGAGCAAACATATCACGCTGATAGAGGTTCATTGCAGTGCCTCCAGCATTGATGGTTGCCTGGTCTGCCATAGAGACAGTGATGTCCTTAACGAGACCAAAGCGAGCACCAGTCCAGTCACCACCGACACCAACAAGCTCAGGGGTCTTAGAGGCAACCTTTGCCTGATAAGCTGCACGAGAGAAGAGAGATGGAATAGCAAGAACAGAAGAGCCGCCATCCTTACCCTCAACAGATGGGTTGGTGATAAAGAGTGGACGCTGCTGGCTGTCCTTAGCCTTAAGAAGCAGAGTGCGTGCCTTTGGAGAAAGTACCCAACCGTTAAGGTCACCGTTAGCGTTAGAGACCTTCTCGAGTGCGTCAACAAAGCCGTCATAAGGCTTAACAGAAAGGTCTACAGACTCAGCGTCTGCAAGGGTGTCAAAGCCAGTGCCAGGTGCAGTGCCATACATAATGGTAGAGTCAACCTTGCGACCAATGGCTCCTGGAAGACGATTCTGAAGCTCGGCAAAGATGGCCTCATAGTTATCCTTGAACTCATTGGAGAAGAGCTCAATAACGGTGAGCTTGTAAGGCTTCATTTCCTTAACGCCAAGAGAGGTATTAGATACCTTAGCCTCTTCACCCTCAGCGGTAAAAGAAGCCTCTGGGTCACCCGTTACAACTGGAATAGTCATGCCGCGGCCAGGAAGCTCGATTGGAGTTGCGAGCTGCATAATTGCAGACTGGTCCTGTACGTTTGCAAAGATCTCGTCAGAGAGGTCTTTTGGAAGTGTTGCAGAAGTTGTCAAAATACCGGTTGCCATACTTAAATCCTTTCAATTAGTTGAATGTTTCGGCCATGAATTGACCAAATTTTTGTGCTGGAGTCTCTCCAGCCTGCGTAGAAATACCTGATTCTGGAATGATTGGAGCAGAAGGCTTTTTGGCGAACGCTGCCACGGCTTCTGCAAACGTCTTCATGCTCTCTTCATCTGCGCCCTGAATGAGGTCCTCTGGTACCCCTGTGTCTTTAGCGACTTGCTTGCGCATTTGCTGCAATTTAGCGTTCTCATCACGTGTCTGCAGTTCACCTTTAAGGTTGTCAACCTCAGCGAGTGCCTTTTTCAGCTCCTCGGAGCCACTCTTTTCGAGTTCGTCAAGCTTTTCAGCCTTGGCTTTCAAGTCATCATAATCAGAGAACTCAGAGCGTACTTTTTCACGCTCTCTTTCCAGCCTGTCTCTCACGATCTTGTCGAGCTGCTCTTGAGTGGTTACAGGTTCCTTCAAATCCATTTCTTTCCTTTCAACAGGTTCCGTCCGCTCGGACGTTTACGAGTAGCATTACCCTTGCTACGAGGTAGGTACCGCTTTTCCGCAACGGTTGCGTATATGAAAAAAGCCACTTTTCAGTGGCTTAAATCAACGAAAATAGATACACTTACTAGTTAAAGGACGAGCCAACGGCTGGACTGAGTCGGGTTTGTTGGTGAATGAAATGCATCTGCGAGAGTGGGTGCATTTTTTAATATGTCTTATCTACTAGTATCCCAAATCACATAGATTCTTTAAGTGGCATAAATTAACGAAATTGGGTATAATTAATGCAAAGAGCGAGCAGCCCGCGTACAACTGCGCGAATTTGCACTCGCTCTTTTATTTGTGCACATTTACTAATTTCCCTGTTTTTGTAAAACAAGCAATCGTATAATTCGCACCGAATTCATTCGTAACATCTTGTATTGCTTTGATAAGATCTGCGTCACTAAACTTAGATTCAGAGTTATCTATCACCATCCTTATAACCCCCTTTTTTCTTTCATTAGTCTTTAGAACATAGTTTTTTACTGCTCCAAAGGCATTTTCAGAGTCTTGAGGAGTCTTTATCTCAACGCCGTTTTCAAAATCGGGTAGTCCAACTTTACGCTTTATGCCATCTGTAATAACCCAGTCGTAGTCAATCTGAAAATGTGGTTCAATGCCTACGGTTGCAAGCCTATGAGCCGTTCTATCTTCCCACGGATTATCTATTGTTACTGAATGCTTGATTTTCGGTGTTTCATAAGTCACTTCAGGCGGAGTGCCAGTGTAAAGCCACTTAAAATCTCTTGTCTCACATTCAGCAATAATTGCCGAGCGGTTTTCCCATACAGGCTCAAGACCAATTGTGTTAGCGCACTCAACCCAGCGGGCATACATCTTATCAGGATCATATCCTTCAATGATTGTTTTCTTTGTGCCTGGAACGATTATACAATCGCAATGTAGGTGAAACTTATGTCCAGCTCCGCCTGCGCTAAACTCAGATTCATAATCAAAACCACGTGTTGAAAGCATAAAACAAAAACCACAGGTTTCCGCACCAGATGGAACTCTCGCCCACCAAATCTTTGACCTAAGTGCGCTTCTATGCATATTGATATTCGCTTCACGCTTAACATAGAAGCGAGTAAGTGCAGTACATGCGTCGATAAACTTTTGATTGTCCCCGTCGACTAAGTCTTTTGCAAGGTAATGAACTTTTTTCTCAACTAAGCCATGCTCAATAGTCTGCTGATAACGAAACCTTGCCTTAACGCCTTCTGCTTTTACTATCTCATCAAACAACTCTCCCGCAAGCTCTCCTGCTTGAGGAGAAAAGGCGTTGAGAGCTTGTTTGATTGACTTAATAGCCATGTTGCGGAGCTCTGCCACTGAAGAGCTGGGATTAGCAGTTCTGAGCGCATCATAATAGTCAGACATAAATTCAGCCGCATCGTCTGCGGCTGAATCGAGCTCTTTTCTGTATCGAGTAAGTCTATCCTTGTTTACCCTCATCAATTACACCGTCCAGCAAGTCTTGATTATCAGCTGGGGTCTTTGTGGCCTTAGCCGCAAAGCGTGCCCTAAGAAGCTCTTGTGCTGACGCTCTTTCCCTGTCGCTTTCAAGCCTTTGAACTTGGTCATCTGTAAAGCCAAGTTCCTCAAGAAGAATCTCAGAATTGACAATCCATGGAACAGCCTGGGCAATCTTGAGCATGGAGTCAGCCTGGGAAACAATTGACGGCATCGCAGGATTTCGCCATTTGGCCGTGATATTAGGCTCTGTTGTAAGCACCTCAGCAAACGATATGTTTCTCTTAACTGCCAACGCCATAAGAGCAATATCTCGAAGAGCTTCACCGTTGTCAGCATTGAGGTTTTGAGCGTCAACGACTAAAGGTTCTTTTGCAGCGTAGATTGCTTCTGCTGAGCTTGGGTTATCAGATACAATTCCGAGCTCTGAGATTGGGACATTGGTCTCGGCAGAAAAACGAGCGGCAAGGGAGCGCATGTAGTCAATATGCGGCTGCATTGAACCCTGTTGCAGCTGTCCAAACGTTGGAGTATCACCGTCAGCGTCTTTTGAGACCGCAAAGATTGAACCGATATAGGCATCCCATTTTGAGAGCTTATTGAGAGCGTCTGGGTCAGCGCCAACAAGATATTTCTGTGGCGCCGTCATAAACTCAGCTGCAACTTCAGCGCGTACGCTTGAGCGCATTGCATCATCCGTCAGATCCATAACAGCTCGAGTGATACGCGACTTACCAAACGGACGGTCAAGCGTTGCCTCGTAAACCAAAGGTTCCATGAGGCAACGGCCCATCCCATGCGGGATATATTCAGCAACCCAGCGAGTCGAGTCGAGCGCTCTTCGAATGCGAATAATGTCAGTATCGGTAAAGACATTAACCCACGTTGGGGCATTCCTGTGATTCGGTCGATTGTCACGATCAACTACAACAATGCCCGCCTGGATACGATGTAACCGTTCATCCCAAAGGGCGGCAGCGGATACTGCAGAATACGCAGAAATGATAACCGCTGGTTCTCCCGCGTCAACATTTCCAGCCGTAACCGTAAGAAACGCACAGGAATTTCTAAGTTGGCCTTTAACAGCCTTACGATAGCGTCGCTTGAGGGCATTTTCACGAACAATAGCCTGTAGTTCCTTGGCAGTATCCTCATCCGTGCAAGTAAAACCATCGAACTGAGAGCGGTCAGCAAGAGCATCTACAGCCTTTGCTGGCCATGAAATAGCCTGCTCCAAGTTTCTTAACCCGTCAGGTACTGAAATACCGAGCTGCTGAGGCTTTATATGCATGAGATAGTAGCCATCACGCAAACGATTACGTGCAAGGGTCTTTGAGTAAACTGCACAGAGATTTAAAACTGTCTGCCTATCTTCTTTTCTCAGTCCAGCCGCTGTTGCAATTGCAACAGGAATAATTCCAATTGTCACCAGACTACCTGCTTTCTAGCTGGGTTTCGTTTAGTGGTCCTAACGCCATAAAGTGCAAGTGCCGCAGATTCAGCAGCGGTACACGTTGCTTTTGGAGAATCTCCAAATCCAAAGCCACCGTTATTTCCAATTGCACGCCTGGACGAGCCTGTAACAGACTCGTCCAGTGCTGGAGAGGGGACGTGACATATACTGTGTGCTCCAACTTCATCAACAAATCTTGAAGATGCCGCTACAGCCTGTTTTGTATCGCAAAGAACAATGCCTCGCTTTGGAAAACGTAGCTCCTGCAAGCGTTCGGCCAGCTGAGTTGCGCCCGAACGGCCATCAATAACAACGCATGCAATGCGACTCTCGCGTTCCTTGATCCATTGAGCGAGGTTTTGACCAGCGCCATAAGCGTCTGCAATATCCACGAGCTCAACATAAGCCGTTGGGTTATCTTGCTGAGTTAAAGCTGCTGAAATTGCTACTTTCTTTCCATCGAGTGAATACTTAATTCCAAAAGCCAGAAGACCATCGTCATAAGGCTCTTCTGTTATGCACTCATTCCAGTCATTTGCATTGACGATATACTCAACTGAAGTATCGAGCGTTGACCACCAGCCGAGACGCTCACGAGCAAATCCATCTTTTGTCATCTGATGCCATTCGTTGAGCACTGCTCTTTCTGTGATACGAGAGCCGAGAGCCGGATTAGTCTCATAAGCAAGGTCGAGTGCTTCTTCATCGCTGGTACCCTCTCTCGGAACCGATTTTGCGGCCCATTCAAGCCACCAAGCCTCGCCAGGACTATCGGAATGAGCTGTATCGTGCATTCGTTTGAATACCGTTCCTCTGCAGGTTGGGTCTGGCGGTGTTCCGATATATATGACTTGCGGAGAACCATCTTTAGATGCAGAAACTGTTGGCAAAATAGCATTCAGCTGAGCGTCTGTAAGCTCCTGTGCCTCATCAATAATAATGAGTGAGCGTGTGCCTCCGCGTGCCTTTGATGTCGTGCGGGTTGAAAACTTTAGCCTTCCGATTGCGCGTTTGCCACTTTTGTAATGCCCACAATCAAAGAGCAAGTATTGCTTTCCTGGCTGTCTGTAAGCCTTAAGAAGAAGTTCAGCTAAGTCTGGGTATGTCTCATCGTCCGTAAAAAGGTTCACGATCATATCAAAGAACTCATCAACGGTATCAGCGTTATGAGCCGAATAGACAACGTCCATTCCACAAATGGCCGCACACCAAATGCCATAGAGTCGAGCAGCAAACGATTTGCCATTTTGTCGCGGCTTGGCTGCACCAATAGTTTCAGCAGCTGGCATACCTTTAGCGTCTTTAGCCATATAAAGTTCAAGCTCGTATTTTTGAGCATCATCAAGCTTAAACCCGTAATGAGAAAACATATTTATGCAAGCTTTTGCATCAGAATGATGATATTTTCCAATGCGTTCAAAGGTCGGTTTTTGATTTCCAACACGTTTTTTACGCCTTGGCATCACGAGACCTCTTTGAGATATGTCTTTCTGGCTCGTTTGGCAGGGCTCGGTTTTTTAGCTGCAAGCAACTTCTCTTTTTCCATTGCGTCAACTTCGTCAACTACCTGGACGAATGTCTTTACAATGGCTGCAAAGTCGCGGCCAGATTCACAATCATCTAGCTTCTTTGCCATAGTTATCTGCAGTGCTTTATAGATGTCATACCGACCACCCTCTCTGCAAATAGTAACTAGTTTCTTGGCCATCAAGACCTCCTTTCAGGCTCACTCCACTGTGGAAAATTTGAGGGTTCGCTATATTCTGACTA